TTTGCTGATTCACAATATAATTTTATATTAGATTGAGTACCTGTATTTTTAAGTTGTATCTCACCACCAGATACCATAATGTTACCACCAACAGTAACATTACCACCTACAGTTACATTATTAGTAACAATTAAACTGGATACAGATACATCACCAGTAAAAGTTAAACCTGTTAAATTAGAACCATCACCAAAATAAGAAGAAGCACAAACTTTATTTGCTACTGCTAAATCACCTGCTACTGAAGCATCACCTGATACTCCAAAAGTTTTTCCTACAAATAATGTGCCATCTACTTGTGCAGCACTTGTAGCTAATTGTAAAGCTGTAGCACTACCATCACCATCTTGTATTGTTACTAATGAACTTGTAATACCTGTATTAGTAGAAACACCTATTTTTAATAGTTGCTTATATGTATTATTTATTAATCTTCCAGTTAATGTTGTCATATTGTATCCCAATCTCTACCAACTTGTTTTGAGTCATCATCCCAAGTTATTGCTGTTGTATTCCATATTGCATTTCTACCACCATCATCAGGTCTTGGGTCTTTAATAGTAGGGTCATCTCTTACATCTGGAACTCTATTTTGTGGATGATTTTTAAAATCAAAATTAGCATCAAAACATTCAGGGCATCTTATTGTATTGTAGCTACTTTTTTTCATTACCCTATGTGGGTATCTCATACCACAACTATCACATACAGCTAATGCTCTTTTATTTGTTGCCATTAAATATATCTCAATCTAGGTTTTATCATGAGACTTGCTCTGTCTTTATTATCTTCCATAGCTCTCATTAATAATTCTTCATAGTTTTGTTTTAATAATCCTAATCTTTCACCAGGTATATTAGGTCTTTTTAATCCCATATAATATGCAAGACCTGCAGTAAGACAAGGTAAAAATCTTACTGGAGCATCTGCATTTTGTTGAAATGATTTATCAACATCTTGAACTTGTCTAATAGCCTCAATTCCTAGGACACCAGTAGAATTATCTGGAACAGGAAAAAGATGTAAGGTAGGGTTATTTATATCTTTTTTTACAGCATATTGTGTTGGCCTACCTGATTGGTCTTTATTAGGTATAACATGATACTCTTCAAAAGATATTCTTTCTAGTTTTGTTTCAACTGCAGGTGATGTTTCTTTGTATGTAACAAATAAAGCATCATTAACTGAGCTATCTAATGCATATGTTGTGGTGCTTGTAGCTACAGTAACTGCAGTTGTAAATGTAGACCAAAGTAATACACCTCTATTTTGCCAGTCATTTAACATTAAGTTAATAGAACGTCTAGCAGATTGTGGTTCATGACCTAGTGTTTGTTCACCACCAATCATTTCCATAGCTTCTTGTATTACTTCATCAATATCTAAATTAAAATTAAATGTGCCGGATTGTGCCATTATACTTTTCTCGCTTGTTTTAATTGTTTCTTAGCTGCCTTTGCTAATCGTGACTGCTCTGGCTTACCACCAAACTTTGCTCTTTGTTCTAACACAGTTAATATCTGTATTTTTCTAGCATATGGTTTTTTAATTCTTTTTACTTTTGCTATAGTCTTTTTAGCATCTGCTACAGTTGCATATTTAATACTAACTGTATCTTTTGGATTCTCGTCTGTATATAATCTACGACCAGAACCTTTAGGCTTTTTTCCTGTTCCTACTTTTGGGTCTTTTCTTTTTTTCATTTTTTCTCACATAGTTTTCAATTATTTTAGCTTGGCCTCTATGAAGTTTAGAAGCCTTTCGTAATTGACCAGGTAACTTTCTTAACTGTTTAACCATATTATATTCTTCCTTTTGTTTTTTAAAAATGTATAATGTTTGACTATCCATGACACCTCCTAATTAAAGTTAGTGCGTTTCTTCGGTTAGTACCTACTTCCAACTCATAGAGTCAAACGAATTATGATTTTTTTTTCTTCTTTGCTTTACTAGGTAATAAACCTTTGTTTACTGCTCTTGCTCTTTCACTAAAACCTAGTTTTTTACCTTGTTTAATTTTCTTTCTTATTGTCTCAAGTTTTGCGACCATTTCTTTTTTTCTTCTTTTTTACAAATGTTCTTACGTTTGTTGGTTTACCACCTACACCTTGTGCCTTTGCTCTTTTTCTTTTTACTGCACTGGTTATCTGTGATTTAGTCATCCTATTAGCTGTGGCTCTTGGTACACATTTAGGATATTTTCTTTTGCTACCTTTAGTAGTTGCTCTACCGCAAGATTGAAACTTACCTTTCTTTTTAGGTGCACCAATATCTACCCAGTCACCTTTAGGTCCTTTGCCAAACCATGCTGTAAGTCCACCTCTAGGTTTAGCCATTATGCACTCCTATATCCACCACCACGTTTCTTATAGGTACGAACTAACCAAGCATTAGCATATGCACTTGGGTAAACATCAAACTTTCTTTTGGCTTCTGCTTTCACTCTATTATATAGAGCAGGGTTGGTGGGTTTAGAACCACTTTTTTTAGTTTTCTTTTTAGCAGCCATTATTTAACCCTTCCGCCTTTAGCTCTGTACTTAGATGTTTTACCACCACCCATACGACTAACTACTCCACCTTTAGCTTTATACTTAGATGTTTTACCTCCGGCCATACGTTTTACCATACCACCTTTGGCTTTATACTTAGAGGTCTTTTTAAAACCTATCATACCTCCACCCATTTTACTTACTTTACCGCCTTTGGCTCTGTATTTAGATGTTTTACCACCGCCCATACGTTTTACCATGCCGCCTTTAGCTCTGTATTTACTTGTTTTTCCTGCCACGTTTCTTCTCCTGTTTATATAAGTTATCAAAAGTTGTGTGAGCATCTGTGTAACTATCATGTATTTCTGCTGAATGAATATACTGACTTGGTATAAAATCCGGTGGACCTTCACCTGTCACCCATAAAGCAGGATTAGTTACTCTAACTCTGTTATTAGGTAGTGCCACGATATTACCTGTCCATTTGTCTGCATCTATTAACTGCAGTACGTGACTTTGTTTGTGTTGAGCTGGGTCATCACTTATATAACTATCAGTATAATCAACAGTAAACATATAACGACCTTTGTAAAACTCACCATCTATTTTACAGTACCAAGGACTAGAACTTATTCTATCCATCACTATTATAGAATGACCTCTAGAGGAACAGTCCCAAGGTTGTGCTAAATGAGTGTCCATTCTTTCTGGCATCTCTTCTAGTGGTTCATCTGCCACCAAACTTGTGATTGGCATTCGTGCCCACATTGCACCACCGGTTACATTTTCTTCTTCATTAACTCCAGTAAAAACTACCTGGAAACTTAAACATCTGTCTGGTAAAGTATTGACCGCAATCGCTAGTCCATGTAAATACTCACCATGATACATTTCGTGATTGTGTGTAAACTCTTTTCGCACCCAACATTTGAAATGTGGTATATTACTTATTAAATATGAAATTTAGCATCTCCATCTTTTTCTTGCTTGTCTTAATCGTGAATTAGGGTTTTTGGCTGCCTTTGGGAACTTTTTCATTTGTCCTGCTGACCTTGCACAAAAACTTTTTCTTCTTGCTGCTCTACTTTTACTTCTTGGATTTTTTTCAGTAACAGCAGTCTGAAGTTTGCTTCCTGGATTTTGCCTCCTATATTTTGCGACACCTTTTGCTGTGAGACCTGCTCCTTGTTTAGTTGGTCTCTTGTCGCCACTTTTAATGGACATGCCTTTCATGCCTTTGCCCTTTTTCTTTTTCTCCTTGGGCATTTACTTTTCTATATCAAAAGGTTCACCTTGTGGATATTCAACATCTGATACAGCTTCGATTGGTCCTTTTGTCTGAGGTCCAGTTCTTGCTTTACCATAACCTTGTCCAGTTGGTCTACCTACAATATTATTTAAATCATACTTCTTGATGGTTCTACCTTGACCACCCTCTATAATTGTTTTACCTATAAACTGTCCCATTTTTTACTCCTTATAAAATTGTGCTACTTCTTTGTTGCCATCACGAATATTTTTATTTGTGCCACCATATAACTGATAAGTCATACCACCACCAGCTCTTTTCATAACCATGCCACCATATTGTTTTGCAACAAATTTATCACCTTCTTTTTCTAAAACTCCTCTACCAATAAGAACATCTTTTTGTGTTATCTTACCATCTCCTGAAAAATCTTTCATTTTTTTGCCTCTTGTTGTTTGTAGGTTTATATTACTTCTATTAATAGCCATTAGTCTGCATTCTTAATAACTGGTGTTGGTCCACCTAAAGGATTAGCAGGACTTTGCATATCGTCTCTTCTAGTTCTTCTAGCTTGATTACGTAAACCATCTATAGAATTTTTATACTTTGCTTCCATAGTTGGAACTAGAGAATAATTCTTCATAAATATCATGGACTCTACCATGCACGCATCAAACAAAGCATTATAACAAAACTCGCTAAAATAGTTTGATGTTGTAGCACTTGTGCCTGTAGCACTAGCTAATGCTAAAGGTCTTTTTGTAACTTGTATTTCACCACTAAGTG